CCCCACTTTAAATTATGACAGACAGTAAATTTGATATATGTAGTAAAGCCCTAGTTTTAGTAGGAGCCAATACTATTACCTCATTTACTGAAAATACAACAGAATCAACAGTAGCAAATCAACTGTATGAATCTACATTAGAAAATATGTTATCTAGATGTAGATGGAGATTTGCAACGAAACAACAACAATTATCAAGAGATACAGAAACACCTACAGCAAGATGGTCTGCCCAGTATTCAATACCTGCTAATGCATTAATATTACATACTGTTACTGTAGGGGACTCTGTTATTGAATATGATAGATACGAGGACTATGTCTTATGTGATGCTTCATCAGGTGATACTGTAGTAGCTGATTTTACATTTCAGCCATCAGAAGCACACTTTCCACCCTATTTCAAACAAGCATTAGTATTCGAACTAGCATCTTTATTTGCTGGTGCAATAGCTAGAAACGATAGCTTGTCACAACTGTATCAACAAAGAGCAGTAGCTCAACTTGCTTATGCTAAAGCACAAGACTCACAAGCACAAACAAGCAGAAGAGTCGATACAACTAGATTTAGAAATAGGAGGAACAGTGGTTCTTTAGGCACAGTTAAAGCCACTGTATCATCATAAATGCCAATTGCCAGATATCACCAAGCAGATTTTGCTACAGGAGAAATAGATCCAAAGTTTATATCTAGAACAGATGTAGAGAAATATCGTTCTAGTCTACAAAAAGCGCGTAATGTATTACTTAGAACACAAGGTGGTTTTGAAAGAAGACCAGGAACATTATTTAGAGCAGACCTAGGCGCAGCTTCTAGACTTGAACCATTTATATTTTCAGAAGACCAAGAGTATGTGTTTGCATTTCAACATCAAGCATTGAAGATTTATTCAACAGCAGGTGTATTGTTACAAACAATTACAAGTCAACCATGGACATCTAGTAACTACAATGAATTAAACTTTACACAACAAGGCGATACTATGATTGTAGTACACTCTACTTTTAATCCTAAAGTTATTAAAAGAACAGGTGCTACTACATTTACATCTACTGATTTTGCATTTGATTCAAGTGTAAATGGTAAAAGAATATATCAACCTTACTTTAAATTTGCAGATGATACTGTAACTTTAGATTGTAACTCAGATACAGCAGGAACCGGCAAAACTATTACATCTAGTGCCTCTTATTTTACATCTGATTATGTAGGAACAACATTAAAAATATATGGCACAGAAGCCACAGTAACTGGATATACATCTGCAACACAGGTAACAGTAACATTAAAAGATGATTTAGAAGTAGAATTAGATGAAGATCCATTAGCAACGCAAAGTGGTTCTGGTGTAATAAAGGTAACACATGTTGCACATGGACTAAGCACAGGAGCATCAGTCACTATATCTGGTGCAGAAGATATGCTTAATACAGAAGATCCTCCAGTTGGATTGACTGCTGGGAATATTAATGGAAGCAAATCTATAACTGTAGTAGATGATGACCATTACGAAATTACAGCTAGTAGTAGTGATACAGCTTCATCTTCTGAAGATGGGGGTGGTGTAAGAATAGTTATTAAAACACATGCACCTACAAGAGATTGGCAAGAACAAGTACTATCTACTGTTAATGGTTTTCCAAAAGCAATAGCATTTCATGAACAAAGATTATTTTTAGGTGGTGTTACTAATTTACCTGACTTAATAGCCGGTTCAAAAGTAGGACAGTTTTTTAATTTTGATATAGGAGATGCTGAAGATTCTGATTCTATACAAATACAAATTGCCTCAGATGAGATAAACGAGATTAGACATATACTATCTGGTCAAAGATTAGAAATACTTACTAACACAGCAGAGTGGTATTTGAGACCATCAGTAGGTAAACCTATAACACCAGTAGATATAGCTATAGTTAAACAAAGTAATTTAGGTTCTCAACTATCTGGTATTACTAGAAAGTTTGATGGAGGTACATTATTTGTACAAACTAATGGTAAAGTCGTTCGTTCATATGAATGGGATGGTGGTACAGAACAATACACTGCTACACCAATAAGTTTATTATCTAGTCACTTGATACAAAATCCTACAGATTCAGACAGAATAAAAGCACTTAGTGAAAGCGATCAACAGTTAGCATTGTTTACAAGTACAGATGGTTCACTTGCTATTTACTCAGCACATAAACTAGAAAACTTAAAAGGATGGGTAAAATGGACTACCGATGGCACCTTTGCTTCTGTATGTTGTACAACCAATAGCATTTATAGTGCTGTTACCAGAACAATAAATTCAGCTACAGTCTATTATTTAGAACAATTTGCTGATACAGCTTTCGATTTACCAACAGATATGACAGTAACAAAAACGGTGTCGGGGAGTTACCAACCTCATGGTTCACCTCTTACAAATGGCGCGGTCTCAAGCTCCTCGACACTTATAATTGATGGTTGTACACAAGCACCACAAACAGGAGAAACCTTTCAGTTTGCTGGGACAGGCACTGTATACACAATACAATCATCTACAGCTACAGGTAATAGCAATGAATATGCTATATCAATAAGTGGTGCAGTTAGTCAATCTGATGGCGTAGCACTACAATTTGTAACAAGCAGAACATTTACAGGATTAAATAGCACACCTGATATGCGTGCTAAAACAGTATACGCTACATCAGGATCAACTGAGGGCGGTAATATTAAATACTATGGAAGTGCAACAGTAGATAGTAATGGGGTTGCAGTATTTGATATTCCTGCAAGTGCTATTGATATTGGTCTAGATTATGATGTCGAAGTACAAACATTGCCACCAATAGTTTTATCACAACCAGCGGCAGG